CGGTTGGTTGTAAAACTCCATGGTCTGCTTCCACTTCTCCAACGTACCCTTGGACTTGAAGATCGGGAACAGCCCCACGGTAGCGGCAGAGGGTGAACTCACTTCAACACGGTCTTTGAAAACTTCCATGTTGCCGACAACAAACGATTCGTGCTTGTCGTCCTTCCACCCAAATTGCCGACATGCTTCGTCGGCTTCAGAATTAAACTGTAACTCGTTTACCCATCTCATCGTGTACTCCATCAGTTCTTGTACGTTCAGGACTGCCACACCCTGTGCCGCAAGTTGCTTGCGAAACTCATCCTTCGTACCCACAGCAGTTAAAGGCAACGTGAACTCACGTACGCCATCCTTGGGCAAGTGCAAACGCATCACCAATGACTCACCTGCTTCGGGGTCTTTGATGCGCCGTATGACGTAGAGGTCGTTGAAATAAACCATCACGTCTTTGTCTTCACCCTCGGTGTTCTTGGAGTGCTTGAACACCCCACCACTCTTACCCCTGAAGTACGGGTGCGGGTACTTGGGGATGACGTATCGAATTGGCGTAGCCGCAGTCACGTCCAGTGGTTTCTCAATGACGATGTTGTCAGACTCGTCAGCTTCCTCAACCTCACGCCCAAGGGAGATCGGTGATTTGATCTTGCCCCAGTGCTTGCAGTCAGGGCAGACACCCGCACGGTACTCGTCAAAACGTGTGCACAGGTATGGGCCTTTGATCAGGTCAACCTTGTGCTCGGTTCCTTCGGGTGTGTACTCAGGGTGCTTGGCAGAAATCTTGTGAATTGCTTTGCCACCATCAACACAGAACTTGGCAATCGACAGCCCTGCTCTCCACAAAGGCTCTGAGATGTTTGGTTGGTTGTTGACAACTTCTTTGAGTTGTTCGCACCCAGTGCCACTCATGGTCTTGATCAGTATGGTCTTGAACCGACTCACGAAACTGCCCGACAGGGCTTGCATCATGGCGTCTTGCTCTTGCGGCACATACTTCTTTGGGGGCACCAAGATTGACGAGTCATCGCCCATCAGGTCACGGAACACGTCAAACTCAATAGGTGCACCTGCCTCACCCACTAACCCCACGGGGGCAGGAGGATTGGGCTTGTGATTGTGCGTATTGGGCACCCGCAACACACGCGCCGCATCTGCTGGTACGGCAGGGTCATTGCGCATCCCGTGCTTTGTACACAGGCGTTTGAATTGCTCAGCAACAGGCACCCACGTTTCACGTGAAACAGGGGCGGTCAACGGCCAGTACACATGGATGCCACGTCCTGAATTTACGATAGTCGGGCGCGGTAGCTTCAGTTCTTTACAGAACGTGCGTAGTGCGGCAAGAGCTTCGCTCTGTGTCGCGTAGTCTTTTGTTGGCCCACAGTCAAGGTCAAGAAAGAATGATCTAAGTTGCTTTACGTTGGGTGCCTTACGAGACCCAGCTTGGTCAAAAGTGCCCAACGCAAAATAAGCGTCATACCCTTCAGCATCTAAATTGTGAGCAGCATGGATTGCGGCATCAAGGTTGTCGTAGAACTTCTGCACCTTGCGTTCATCGGATAGCCGATAGGCAAATATGCAGTAATACCCTTCATCCCCCAGTACCGACTCCAGAAATTTTTTTGTTTCCATAGCCGCCAGTTGTTAGAGTGAATGAGATAACCGAAAAGAAAGGGTGGGGAGCGACCCCACCCTAAAACAAATCAGTCGTCCCAGTCTCCAACAATATCGCTCAACTCAGACTTCGGCTCAGCGGCAGGTGCGGCTTTCTTGGTCACCTTGATTGGCTCAGGCACTTCTTCAGCCTCAACCTTCTCAGCTTTCGGCGCAGTCTTGGCAACGATCTTCTCGTATGCAGGTGCGTCTTCTTGCTTGGTCAATTCACCCATCGGCAACGTACCCTTTGGCTCAGGAATCACGCCGTCCATTTGCGACACGTTCAGGGTGATTGCCTTGATGGTGTCAGGATGGTTTTGCAACTTGACTGCAACCTTGAGTTCTTCTTCCTCCAGTGCACGCACGGGGCTGAACACAAGTTTAGGAGTGGCGCTGTCAATGTCAAAACGCATCTCGGTCACAATGGAAATCGCAGGAGTGTTGTACGCCTTGAGGTGACGACCATAGGCTTGCAGTGGCATCTTCTTACCCTCTGCATCACCGAACACAGATGTTGATGGCAGTGTGATCTGATACACGGCTTCTTTGTGCAACTCGCCATCGAGCGCCACGGCTATACGCTGTTGGAAACGGCAAGCGCGTGTGTCGCCTTGACCGGAGCCCTTGATGTGTTGCTTGCAGTCTTTGCAGAACTTGGCTTGACGCTGATCTTCGGGCACTGCCTTGTCAGGGGTTTGCGTGTCGCTTGACCAGCACGTGGGCTTGGTCTTGGCACCCTTGACGTAGGTGCCTTCAAAGAACATACGCGACACAGGTGCGGCGTTGATCAGGATGACTTTCATTGAGCGTTCTTCGCTCACACGAACTTCTTTGCCACCAACATACTCGCGGAATGCACCGCCTTCAATGCTGATGCGCTTGTTGCCACTGCCGCCACCCGCAAGGGTACTTGTCAGGCTGTCTTCTACTCCGCTCAAAAGGGCGAGGGCGGCGTTGTTGGGTTTTCCAAACAGGGTCATTTCGTTACTCATTTTCGTTTCTCCAGTTAAATATCTTCGTCAGGGTTGTTGAATGCCAATTCAAGTTGAACAGGCAGTTTGGGGTCTACGGCTTTTGGTGCTTCCGGTTCGTCCTTGGGTACGCTTGAAAGGGCTTTGACCACCGCAGGTACGTTGAAGCGGTAGGTGTTACCGATCTTCAGATACGTGTCTTTGGGGATGTAGCCCTGTCGCACCCATGCACGAACAGTCGATACCGAAACCGTAAACTGTTTGGCCAAGTCTTCGATTGGCACAAATGGTTCACTCATTACTTTCTCCTTACGGTTATGGTGTATTCGCTATCCACATTGAGTCCCGGTGGTAACGTGTCAGGATTGGCCTCAAGGAACTCTTTGAGGTTGGTTTGATGTATGCGCTCATGCAGTAACTGCGGCGCATTGTGCTCAACGATGAACTTGTGCATCGACTCCCAGTCGTTTGTCCAATAGTTCACCTTGACGGTGCGATAGAACAAGCCTTCGCCTGTGCGTACGCTGTCTACGTTTTGCTCTTTACAGAAACCCAAGAGGGCAGACTTTACTTTGTCCATCTGACCCTTGAGCTTCTTCTCCTCGGTCTCGTAGGCTACACGCATCTCGTCGTGCTTGGCCTTCATCTTCAGGTACACCCTGACCAGCTTCTCGGGCGGTAAGGCAGGGGTTTCTGTGGGTGTGTCGGTTGGCTCAGTCATTGTTGATTTCCTCGTTGAGTTTTTGATGGGCGATGGCAAGTCCGTAGGCTTGCTTGGTTTGGTCGAGAAAGTTCTCGAACGGCACCCCATGCTCCACTGCCGCCAAAGCATAGACTTCAGCCAATGCGGTCAGCAGAATCGGTGTGGTGAGTTCTCGCTCGGCATGCACCTTGCGAATACCCTGCATGATGGCAGTCTTGAGGTCTGTCATCGTGCGAACCGACTTCATCAGTTCCTCAGCGCGGTTTATAGTCAGGATTCTCTGTCACTTCGTTCTCCGTTTGTTGTTGGGGTTTTTATTATAGTGGCGTTTTACCGATTATTCAAGTATTTCTTTGTAAAGATCAACTATTTTTGAGTGAACGTCAATTTTATTATCTAATAAGTTGTAAACGTGTCTTTCTACACCTGACCCCACCAGTTGTACCACTGTAGATGGGTGTCGCTGACCCGAACGGTGGACTCGGGCGTTGGCTTGGGCATAGGTCTCAAGGGAGGATGTCGGCCCCCACCACACCACCGTATTGGCGGCTGTAAGGGTCACACCGTGCGCGGCGGCTTGTGGTTGGATGACAAGTACCTTGGTGCCCTCGGGCTCGGTCTGGAAGCGATTAAAGATGTCGGTGCGCTTGTGCACAGGCACATCCCCGCTGATCACCTCGGTCGTGTAGCCATCGGCATTGAGCTTGTCGGTCAGGATGCTGATCACATGCTTGAACGGCACGAACACAAGCACCTTCTGACTGGACTCGTCGATCACCTCGGTCAGCACGTTGTAGCGGTTCTTGATGTCGAACTCCAAGGTCTCGCCTGAATCGGAGTACACCGCACCACAAGATATTTGCAGGAGCTTGGACATGTTCACGGCGGCGTTGACTGACGTGATTTCTTCCCCTGCGGCTTGCACCACCATGCGGCTCTTGAGCATGCCGTAGTAGCGTTCCTGTTGTTTGGTCAACTCGACTCGGCGCTTGGTGTAGGTCATCTCAGGC